GCACCATTCAAATCATTTGCAGAACCAAATATAATAGATGATGTATGCCCAGATGATTCACCAGCCAGAATTGACATCCCAGCATCAGCATTGTTTCTTATTACAAATTCATCACCATCTACGTCTGCTGTACCTGAAACTGTACCATCACTACCCTGTATTTCTAAAGTACCATTGACTATTTCATCAAAAGTACCAGTACCATTACCATTGACCGTTAAGTCTCCTGATATAGTTACATCGCCAGAGATTGTACCTCCGGCTAGACTTACGTTTAATCTATTATTTGTTGTATCTAAAGCCGCATTTAAAGCTTCTTGTGTTGTGTGAGAAAATGCTTCTACTGCATTTCCTGAAGAATCGAGAAGTACTTTGTTTAATACTTCTTTACTTGTAAATTTATTTATGTCTGACATTGCTTATCCTATATTCCTCCACCACCGCTTAAAAGCATCTATATTGGTTAAACTAAGGTTGGAACCTTTACTACTCTAGTGCCACCTGTTTTATCTTTTTTCCTTACTCCGTACCTTTGTACGCATTGTTTAAAACTTCTTTCGTGCTTATTTGCTAAAGCCATAGCTGTTTGCATCATACCAGAATCTGTAGCTGTACCTGCTCTATCCATATATAAACATTTTTTAACATAGTCAACTACTGCTAGCTCCAAGGTATTATCTATATCTAAATTATCCGTAATTGCTGTAACTGAGTTTGGCTCTGAGTAATACTGGATAAGTATTCCATTTGTTACAGTTTCAGATATTGCTTTGAATTTTTTTCTAGAACTAGTTCTCGCTGTTCCATTAGAATCAACACTAGTAATTAACGCAAGCTTGTCACCTTCTATAAAGTACATAGCTTGACTGTCTGGGTATTTAATACTACTTGCCATAATTAATCCGGTACGTTTAAGTTATCTTCACTTGCTATATCTGCTAATAATAAATCTTTATCAACTAATCTTGGTATTTTTATATAGTCACCATCACTATCCATTAAGTAAACTCTTAATACTTGATTTACTTCTAGCTTATTACTACTAGAGTCTTGAGCCCCATCTGCTAAATTGTAATACATTTTATCAGCAGTTGTACTAATCTTTGCATGAGAAACTTTTACTTTATAAGTTCCTATTTCTACTAGTGCATCATTTATTAAATTCATTATATATGTCTCTGGAGCACTAGGGAATACCTGCCTAACTCTACTTATTAATTCTTTTACACTTATGGAATGAACTGCCATATTAGTTTACTAGCTTAGCTAGCCCTTTGTCATAATCTTGTTGTAATTTAATTTGTTTCTTTTCATAAAATGAATACTTTGCATTATTATAAGAAACTCTCTGGCTGGACTCTGTAGCGTAGTTAGCAACCATCTCAGAGTCTTCTCTGCCTGCATTTGTTTTTAAATTAGTTAATGCGGCTGATGCATTTGTCATAGGAGATACATCTCCCATTAAATTATCTAAAGCTCTTATTGCGGAATACAATACAACTAAGTGCTCTGCCTCATCTGGAAAGTTTGCTATAGTACTAACAGCACTAGCATCAACAGTTGGAAATGCAACAAACTGCACATCTGCTGTTTGGTTAGCTGTAGGCGTAGGATATACTTCTAGTACATTATCATAAAATAAGTAAACCGGGTCTGTAGCCGTAGCTAACTCCATATCTGAACTATCTTGTATCCTACCCCTTTTAAAACTATCTACATATCTACAAGGTCTTTGAACTCCACTACTATCTGCATCAACTCTAAGTACATTCATTATTCTACCCTTAGTGTCAATATTTGCCAAAGTTGTTGTAGAATTATTAAGAGTTGTTTTATCAGCACACTTGTAAAGCATAGACATAGGAAGTGCGTTTATAATCTCTTTAGCACCAGCAGTCATAAAGTCATCCATAGCTACTTGGTCTGAAAATGTACCGATTAAGTCTTGTATTTGTACATCAAAATTAGCCATTTAACACACCTGCCTGCCTTACTTTTTCTTTCCAAAATTTATTACTCTTTGCAATCTTATTTTTATTAATCTTATCTATATGACTGTCCATACTAACTTCAGAAAATTCTATATCGCTTCTCTTACCTATCTCACTTTGCATAAATAAATTAGTAGTATAAACAGACTCAGAAGCTTTCTTGCCACAACTTCTGCAGTAGAACCATTGTTCTGGGTTTGGTGTTTCGCAATGTATACAATTCATATTTTCTCCTTAGATTTGGGGGTTACCCTTTATTCGATAACCCCCACAGTTCTAATTACTGTTAACTTTATTTATTCAGTTTATGCTAGTGTCATATGGTCAGCATCGTGCTCTTGACCATATACATAGTAGTTATTACCATCACACATTAGCTCAGCCCAATCACCGGGAGCCGCAGTTGAAGCAACCCATATGAGTTCATCAACTCCAGACTCTGCTGATTCAGCCGCCGCACCATCTGCAGACAGAATCATACCAATTAAAGTATCTTCAGATGAATCTGGGATAACCTTAACTGTTCCACTGCCAGCATCAGTTAGGATAAACTTTGCGTGCCATCCAGCTCCAGCATCAGCCGCCGTTGGAAGAGTAATATCAAATGAAGCATCTTGGTCTAATGTAAAGATTTTACCAGAATCATTAGCTGTTAATGTTCTAGCCGCAGTTACATTCTCAACCTTTAGCTTTAACTTACTACTGCCACTGTTTTGTTCTAAATAACTTGCTCTAGCCATTATTAAACTCCTTCTAAGTTGATTAAATAGTGACTTTCAGGAAGAGAAACTTCCAGTCCAGCCTCAGTTAAAATCATATCTTTACGAAGGTCTTCGTCAGCAGACTGAACGTTAGTCATGATTTGAGTATCACGATTAACTCCGTTACCTACTAATGGTCTGTAAGCTACATTATCCATATCAATCATACATAAGAAACCAGAAGCAAAACCTCTAAATAGAGGCTCTTTAACTAGATTCATTGTACCGTGAATAGTTTCAACTTGTAAAACTGTGTGTCCAAAAGAACCAACAGATTTTTCCATGTTGTAACGCAATTCGTTAGCAATGGACTGGTCAACAAAAGATGTTGAACCTAACTTGTTGAAAAATGTAATTACTGGTAAACTAGCTAATGCTAGTTTTCCATCTGAACCACCACGTGCTGGGTCGTAAACAACTTCAAAGTCAGATAATATTCTATCATATGTAAGCTCAGAAGCTGTTGAAGACCTATAGTAAGGTGAACCTGAAGAATAAGATAAAGCACTATCATCAACTACGGCTGTACCGTTCTTGATAATATGCCCTGCTATACCTTCAGTGTACTGTATTCCACCAACTGTTGCTTGCTGACCAAATAACATAGCACGTTCAATATCAATCTTATGCTCACGTAACTTAAGATTCCAAACTCTTTGGAACTCATCTGCATAACCACGATAGCGAGTTGCTCTTGCTGTATTTGACATTTCACAAGCTGTTTTAAAAATCTGGGTTAAACCAGAATCGCTTGATAGTTCTTCTGAAAAAACATCTGGCGAACCAGAACCTTCAACAAACGATGTACCTATTACAGTACACTTTGCATTGTCAGCAGGTGCTTCAGCACCATCAACTGAAGAAATAGTCTTTCCAACAAATGAACTTGTAGCTCCATTGTCTACTGGAGAAGATTCTACCCTTACAATAATTGTTTCAGGTGCGTTATTTTCTGCGTACTCAACTGCAAACACCATTCCTTTAATTAGGAAATCTACTGATGCTCCAGCAGATGTGTCTACACTATATGTTAAGCTAGAACCAGCCGCAGGTATGCTATGAGAACCTTCAAGTAAAAAACTTCGGTCAGTCATAGAAATCTTGGTTCTATCTTCTAAAAATCGGAATTGTGGGTCATCCGTGGGAACTTTAGCTACCTTTGAGAGATACACGAAAAATGGTGATTCATCTGGAGCCAAGTCCGCTACACGGTCACTAAAGTTGAATAACCTACGAGTATGAAAGCCTGAGGAGGCTGAACCCGGGTCACCAACATTTACAATCCCTTGATTGATTGTTGACATTTAGGACTCCTTGTCTATATTTTAGTATTTCTTGACGAGTTCATAACTCCTTGCCACACATCATCTAGCTCGTTTGGTTGCTCAGGTGCAGACCCTTGAACTACTCCAGCCGTAGTTGGAATTGTTTTGGTCTTCTGAACAGCCTCTAAGTTTGGAGATACTCTTTCCTCACCGCCTTTATACTTTCTATACACATCAACTAACATATCCAAAGGGAGGTCTTCCCTAGGTGTAGTTGCAAATTGTATGAAGTCGTCAGCCATTTGAGGGTCTGTTATTCCGTGCTTACTAGCTAAATCTTGTCTTAAGTTATTTATCGCCATCTGTTGCTGAAACCCTTGCATCTGTTCTTGAACAGCTTGCTGAGCAACAGCCTTTTCTTGTTGCACCCTCATCTCATAGGAGGGTGAACCGGGCTTGTAATAAGCTTCCCAAGGGTCAAAAGAATCTTCTGTAACCTTAGGGGCTTCTTCTTTACTAGCCTCATTACCACTCAAAGTATTTCTCATAGCCTCAACTACATCAGGTCTATCTTGTAGAACCTTTCCTAGTTGTTCGTATTTACGAAGCTCCTCGAGTTCATTATTAAGTTTGTCATAATCAGCGGCTTTCTTGTCGTACATTGATTGAAACTTTTTAGAATCATCAACAACTTCTTCAGCAGGTTGTGCTGGTTCTCCACCGACTTGTACAGGCTCAACAACTTGTTCTAAAACTTCGCCTTCCACACCTTCTATTGCGGTATTTTCGTGCATAGTGTTTTCCATTATATTCTCCGATTTCTTTTAATTTAGCATCACCTATTTAAAGATGTCTATAAAAGCAGAACCGGGTAACGTTCCCACTACTTCTGTTTTCATTAGCTTACAGCCTGAGTCTCTGAGTCAACAATTCGTTTTAGATTATCAACCTGTACCTTGCTTTTAAACTTGGTATCATTTTGAATCTCATTAAGCCTGCTCTTGAACTTCTCAGTTTCAGCCCTCTTTCTTGAGTTGAGCGTTTCACGCTCTGCTGTTTGAAGGTCTCCACTAAGTTTCTTGACTTGAGCTTCGAGTTGTTTAACATAAGACTGCATCTGAGCCATTTGGCCTTTCCGCTGTAAAACACCTTGTTTGTCAAAGATTTCAGTTTTCTTTAAAACCTCGACATCATCTACCAGATTCATTCTATACGCTTCTAGGTACATCTGATACTCAGCTACCCTATTAGAAGGTAATGTTGAACCGGATATAATTCTCACGTCGTAATGCCCTACGGTGATGTCATTTGTAATGGCATTAACCTCTTGACGCCTATCGTCATACATATTTACCGTAAACTCCGTAATGTCGTTATTTGGCTGTACAATTCTAAACGTCTTTGCGTAAGTATAATGACCCTTAGCTAGGTTATATAAACTCTTACCTAGCCTTGTCAAACTTCCTTCGATATCTCTTAATTTAGATTTACCACGAGTCTCACCCATCTCGGCAAGCATCGCAGTACCACGAACTGTTTCAGGTGCGGCTTCTTTAAAGCCTTGCATTAGTTCTGGGATACCGAAACTTAAATCTATATAGTGCTCTATCCTACTCATTAAATTATAAAACTCTCCTGAGAGTGATTGTGGGGCAGGGAAGTGCGGTGCACCAAACTCTGGGTTATAAGGTATAACAGCATTAGGTCTAGCCCAATCCTGTTCCAACTGCCCCAAATCATCTACGCTCCCCTCTGGAACCATTAGTTTTAGTCCAGCAGAGGCTTGAGCGTGTGAGAGAGTGAGAGAGAAAAGCTTGTTCAAAAGTCTTTGAGAGTCTTTGACTTTTGCGATATCAGACTTTGGATAAGGAGTTCCTGTCCATATATTAGGAACTGGTATTATCGGATATATGTCTGTATTTAATATTTGCTCATACAACAGCACATCACCTGCTGTTGCTGAGACTTTAATTCTTGTTTGCATTACTTCAACAATCTCAATCATTTCAGCTTCTATTAAAAGCTTTGCGTTTTCAGATTCTATGAAGTCATTATATTTTTCTATATCTAGGATAACTTCTGAGCCATCCTGCTTGTTAAATATCCTATAGAAGGGAACCTTTACTTTTGTAAATCTTTCTAGTATTCTATATTTATTAATTCTATTATACTCAGATTCATATGTTACATCAGGGGTAAAGGATTGTGAAGAATTTTTTCTACCACCCTCAGGATAATCTTCTTCATCGTAATAACTATCAATATCTTCTAAGAAAGGCTCTACCTGAGGATACATATTAACAAGCTGGTCTTCCGTAAGTATAGTAGATAATATAATACCAGATGCATCATCAGCATATCTATGTCTGGATGCTGGGTCTACATAAACACGAAATGGGTCTAGGTAAGTATACTTAACTTCTCCTCTGCCATAATCAGCCTCTGGGTCTATATAAGCATAAAGGTAACCCATACCTGCGGTAGCATAATCGTGTACTGCTTGTTTGAATTGTGTATCTCCATCTGATATATCCCATATGTACTCTAAAATAGTTCTCCACACATTGGATATCCTACTATCAGAATCTTCTCTACCAACTGCACTATACTTAGGAGAACGTGATGTAAGTAAAGATTTTAATTTTTCTATTGCGGCATATACTCTATCAATAACAAAGTCACCTTGACCTACTGCACGTAGAGCATCTGATTCTTCTTGAGAATAATGATTACCTAAAAAGAAGTCTATGGAGTCTCTTGCCTCTACGTCCCACTCGGAACGGGCATCTCTCCACATTCTCCACAACTGTCTATTAACTTCTGACTGTTGAGATTCGTTCTTTTCTAACTCTCTAATACTAGAAATGGTCGCACCTTCCTTTTTGATGTGTAATATAATAAATTATATACATACAATGCAAGTATTATTTAAATTTTTTGTCCAGTCACCCAAGAGATAACTCTTTTTTTTGTTTCACTTACAGGCTTTACTACCTTGTTCTCTATGAAGTCAGTAGCATCAAACCTCTTACTAACAGGAGGTCTCGCTTTATTTATAGCATACCAAAGTCCATCTAGTATGTCATCGTTCTTACCCTTTGGAAATTGATACATTTCATCTACAAGAGATGTATGAGACCTTTTTATAAACATTTTCTTTCTATTTACTATTGGTGCTAGTAAAGATTCCAATCTGTCTTCTTTTTTTATACCACTAGGAGGTCTAACTCCTAACGCTATACCCGGTGCTACCTTTCTTTCCTTACCTGAAAGACTGTTAACAGCATCTTTAATTATGCCCTGAGCTCCAACGTGCTCTACATTTACACGTTTTACTGGTGAAAACTCTCTAGCATATTCCAATATTTGCTCTGGCATATCATACAAAGGTATATGTTCTCTCATATAATCAATAACATAAATATTTCTATCACTATCTATACCTATAACCATTATTATCTGATAATCACTTGACTCTGTAGCCTCATACGCTAAGTCAACACCCATATAGATATTAACAGGAATAGCATCGTCTTTGTTTACAAGGTATGCGTAGCCATCTCTACTCTCGAACTCATGGTCATAGTTCTGCAGTCTGTCTGTCTTGAACTTAGCATTCTCTAAGTCCCTAGCCTCATTTAAGTATTCTTGTGCAAACTTATGAGATAATCCTACATCTTCAAATCTTCTACGTATATCTTGTAGTTTTTCTTTACTGAAGTAACTAGGCCACAGTACATTGCCATCTGAGTCTATTGCTTTATGATACATAACATCCCAAGCATAGCTCCTCTTATCTCTTTGAGCTTCTACATAACCATCGTATATACTTTGTAGGAAAGAGTCGTAATGAACTATAGTACCTATCATCCATATAGAACCTTCGTTATCTGCTGAATTTTCTAAAGCTGGTTCTACAGTAGACATAACCCATTCTTTAATCTCCCTTCTTCTATCTGGAGTCTTTGTATTTAGCTCAGATTCAAAGTCATCAAGAACAATCTTAGTATATCTCAACCCTAGTTGCGACCTACCACGAAGTCTTTGTGACGTACCTTTAGCTATAATTCTATCTCCTTTACTCGTAGTAAATTCTTTTTCTGTCCACTTACTACCACGTATGTCGCCAAAGTAGTAATTAAGTGCAGGATTAACTTCTATGTGGTTCTGTATGTATTTAATGTGGTCTATTGCCTGAGACTGTTCTTCAGCTACCCAAGCTATAAATTCCTTCTTACCTTCAGGGTTAAAGTATAAATGATATAATAATGCTGTCTTAGCTAGGGTTGACTTACTATGACCACGAGGAAGTATAATGCAATTTCTTTTCTTAGAGTTATCTAGTAGTAAGTCATTCAACTCATAGTGATACGTAGCAGGGGTAGACTTCATAAAGTCTTCTGGTAGAAATAGTTGACCAAAAGAGATGATGTCTCTTTTAGCTAGTTCTAATACACGTTCTTTTTCAGATACGTTATTTTTATTTATGTTCGGAGCTTTAGACAATCTTCTGACATCCAATCTTTCTTAGGTACAAGTTCAAACACGGTATTATTTTGCAACAAAGCTGGGCCTATCGTATACATCCAAGCATCTACTTCATCATCATCGTTATATGCTTTAACCATTCTTCTTTCATATAATCCATAAGATACACCTTCATACCTGTCGTAACCAGCTAAATCCATATTATCAACATCAATAACCTCTACAATCATCTCATTTTGATTTTCGTCAATAAATGCGGCTGGATAATCTCTATGTCCGGGAAACACTAATGAGTAGCCATCTACTTTCCAAGTATCTCGCTCACCATTCCTAAGTGTTCCGTATACTGCTAACTTATTCGTCTTCATCTAGGTCTTGTCTAAATTGCCAATAGTCACTTATGTCACTCATATAGCCACTATCAATAAAACTAGAATAAACTTGACTTTCGTAAAACAGTTCATAGATTTCAGTAGCAATGCTTTGCTTTGACATATCATCACCTATTGACATATCGTTGTCGTCAGCGTGCTCTAGAACCTCCATCACTATTTCGTATAGATTCATCAGCTTTTCAATTCCCTTTTGGCACTTGCCAGTTTCTTATTGTTTCCACCAATAGCTTCTAGTTGGTCAGATGAGAACCCTTGAAATACAGTAACGGATTCAGATTTCTTTTCAGTATCTTTCATACCAGCTATAGAAACTAATTCTTTTAACAAGGACACTTTATCACTATCTCTAGAGGTAGTAGACTCTATAATATCCTTCATCTTCTCTAAGATATACAATGGGGTTATCTCTGCCTCATTCAATATCTTATCTATTTCTTCACGTATCAAACTTTTTACCCTTTCAGTATTCATTAAAAACTTAGCTTCTCTTTCTGCATACTTTCTGCTATTAGCTGGAAATGCAGTTAGAAACGCATCTACCATATCTTCGCCCTTAGCTACATACTTAGCAAATAAGAACTCATTCCTAGTTGGTTTCTTTCTATCTTTTTTTACCTTATATGCACTATCGTACTTAGGACTGAAGGTGTATATGTTTTTTCTCATATCTCCAGCAATTTTATAACTACCTGTGCATATATATGTACCCATTACAGTTCTGATGTAGTCAGCTTTTATAATACCATTTTTTTTAAGATAGTTTCTTTTTAAAACCTGACACACTTTACCATCATCACACAGAACCCAATCACCTTCAAAACCATCTCTCCAGTTATCAATCAACTCAGTATTAGGCATAAACTGGTTAAACTCATTTACATCATCGAATAATAGATGGTCTTTCTTCTTTATGGTTCTACTTTGCATTCAAAACTTTTCCATCAACCGTACTAACTCCATTTACTATTTGATGTATTGTAACATTGAAGTTACCATTTCTATGAAAGTCTACTATAGCAAATGCGTGTTGCCAGTTATGTTGTCTATTACCAAGCCATTCATTAGCTTCTGCACTCATATCCTTTAAACATCCTATTGACCACGCTGACTTAACTCCGTCAATGTGTGTAACAGAGCTCTGCTGAATATCATGATGGTGACCATACATAACATTACCACCGAGACGAAGGAGATGATTACGAGTGTGACTAACTCCTGCAAAATGATGCCCGTGGTAGAAATTAATTTTACCAATCTTGAGCATCTTTCCGAGCCTATGATACTTGTATCCACGCTCTTTAAGACGTAATGCATTTTTAACGAGTATTTCTTTAGCCAAGTATGGATTTTCTTCAACAAACCTATTGAGCCAGTCTTCATGATTACCCTCCACGAAATGACGTTCTTTAGTTCCTGCTTTATCAAGAGATGCGTCTATAGTATCCATACCCTTGTTTACAGCTTTTATTTCTTCATATACAAAAGGAAGCTGATATTCCAAAGGTGGTCTCTTTTTCTTCTTCCACTGCCAATGAGATACAGACTCCCATTCTCCAGTATCACCTAAGTCTATATATATGTCAGGCTTTACAAGTTCTATAGCCTTACATACTACCTTTATTGCTTTCTTGTCCTCATATGGAAAATGCTTATCTGGCGTTACGATAGCTCTCTTCATCTAACAAAACCTTTTATTGTCTTAATTAATAATACTATAGCTATGGCTTCTAGAAAAAACCAAAGTTTTCCAGATATCATTGTTATAACTGCTACTGCTGTTCTCATTTATTCCTCCCAGACAATCTAGCAGACTGTCTTATTCTATCATCAGTTATTCCCGGTATAACCACAGTATCAAAAAAATCACAACCTCTCTCTACTCTACAAGACTTACCACTTAACTTAGAATCTAGTGTAATAGATAGTTTATCATTCTTTCTACTAAATATACACCCTATACAGTTACCTGCATCCCAGTTAGAGCAATAACTTCTAGCTATGTTTAATACTTTAGTCATATCTTCAACATTAATTTAAATAAAAGATAATATATAGTACAAGTATTATTTTTTAAAAAAAGTACTTGATATATATATGGTTTTATTAGTAACTTATACGGGCTCTAAGCCAAGAAGCTACTTAGTTTACTTAGTAAAAGAAAGAAATATATTACTAACGTAATATAAAAAGAAAGAAAAGATGAATGGCAAAGGTGATAAGGATAGAACCTCTGATATTAAGAGGTATAAAAATAACTACGAAAGGATTTTTGGTAGTAAACCTACTACTACAGCAACTAAACCTAGACAAGATGTTCCAAGAAACAAAGTGGGAAGAGGTACAAAGCGTAGAAGACAAAGGTTATGAGGTAGAAAAGGTTACTATGGTAGCAGGAGTACGTGGTAATGAAGCAGAACACGAAATACTTGCATATCTTTATTATATTGTAGACACGAAAACTGGCGAAAATTCACTCAAAACTAGAAAACCTATACATATACCCGTATTTTAAATAAAATGTCCATATATAGGAAAAATACAGCCAAATAGAACTATTCCTATATTGTACACTTACCTACTATTTAAAAAAAATTACAAAATATTTTAAAAATACTTGTTTTAAGTAACCTTTCATTAGTAAATTCAATAAACAAAAAAGGTTGAAAAAATGAAAAGAAGGTTAGATAAAGCTCTGGGTAATGATTTCTCTAATGAATCATCTATAAATAATATAAATTCTGCAATAACTTTAGCAAAAAGTATGGAAGTATACGATGTAGTAGACCCATCTGGTAAAATAATGGGTGAAATAGCAGAAATAGTAAGTAGACTACAAAATGCAGAAGAACTAGAGTCTGTAGATATGAACGATTTTGCAGGGAGTTTAGACTTCCTATCCTAAAAAAGTAGTATAATTTTGTGTGTAGCTCTTATTTGCGTTATACCCCCCTCCCCCTATCCCGTTTGATTTTCGACTAGTTGGTTGAATTTTCGACTTATCGGTCTAATATTCGACTGACCAGTCTAAAAAAACCCCATAGTTAAAATAAACGACAAAAGCAAGCATTATTTTTTTTAGTGTGATATACGTCACATTATTAAAATTAACTATTGACTTTTGGCAAAATACTCTAATTAAATCTTTCAAGCTGCCAAAATTATTTTCTTGCTATTCTCCCAGATAATCGCTACATTCTCCAATATGAATTTTTATAATAACAAACGGGGAGTCTTAATGAGAATCAATCTCAATAAGGTTTCTATAGGAAATGCTTATAGATAACCTGTAGTAGATAATATATCATTAGACAAACTAATCAAAGGAGAGTAAAATGAGTAAAATCAGCAATACACAACTAAGAGAGATGTTAGCTTTAGGACTAATCACAGCAGAAAAGTTCCAAGAGTCTATAACTTTAGGAGTAGCTAGTGCAAGCAAGAGAGGAAAAATCGACGTAATGTGCGATAACTTCCCAGAGTTTGCAGAGATAAAGACCAAGCTAGATGAATTTCATACTACTAACAGAGATAAGGTAGATGAAGTGATGACAGATAACGGTTTTGAACCTGTTACGAAAATATCTCTTAACATAGCAAAGTAGAACGGTGACCAGTAGAACGGGGGTAGTACACTCTACCCTCGTTTTATACTTAGACTATTCTCTAGACTTCGTATCTAGTAGATGCAAAAATAGTAGATGCGAATTTTATAGAATAATAAAAGAGTAGGTACAAAATGAATAACAATAACCTAGTAGTAGATATGGAAAGTGCTACACCGATTGATGACTACAGATTTAAAAGTGTAGGTGCGGTAAATATCTATTATTCAAAAGGTCTAGATAAAAAGTACTCTCTACTAATTGACTATGTAGGTAATGAGAAAAAGTCTATTGACAATGTTACTAGTAGCCTCATTAATCTATGGCATATAATAGAAGCTATGCGGAGTAAGGCTAGAGGCGATAATATGATAGTCAATGTAATAGATAAAGATGCTGGTACTAGATATAGTAGAATAACACTAGCGACTACGCTCAATCAAGTAGAGAAAGCAGAAGCACTAGATAGGCAGATCAAATTAGCAAGAAATACTAGAAGAAGAATGGTGGTACAGAACAAGTATCACAGTAGAAAGCGTAAGAAGCTAGACCCGAGACTTATACGACCAATACTCAGAGAAGAGAAAACTTGGTAGAAAGATTTAATAACAACACCGATACCTATAAGGAGGTAATAGAATGAGACGTAGTAAACTAGTTAAAGTAGCTAGGAGAAAGAAGAACGCTCTACTAAAAGCTAATGGTAGAACACCTGCACAGATAGAAAGAATAAAGCGTAAAAAAAGTAGGAGTAGATAAGGAATTAATAGATGAATAGAGTTATGTTCAATGGTACTTGGTACAACAAGTATAGACTAGTAGATGGTACTAGATTTATTGCTATTAGTACAACTGAAGCTATGAGATATGCTGATAAGGT